GTGATCAATATTCAATATCTTATAAAGCTTCTGACTGGTTTTCTTACGACCAAATCTCCTGCTACAAAGCCGAACGAGACGTCGATCGACTCTTCCGCTTTAAACGATGGACACGATCAGAACACAAGTTCGTCATTCCATTCTCGATCGACGAAGAGATAATGATGTCGAGTGTCGAGGTGGTCAACATCGAGACGATAGACGACAAGGTGATCGAGATCCACTTTCGAGACACACCAGACCCAGACTTTAACGAGTTAATTCCAGTCTGGTCAGACGAGCAAGAAGTGATTGACATTTATGGAAAAATGGGTTATAGTTTCATAGAAGCATCCGACAATTCAAACGGCCATCTAACCGTCCAAAGGTTAGGCTTCATGGTAAAATAGGAGTACAAATGCTTATAAGCACTTATTTCAAAGAGAACGCAAACTCTGCCAGAGCAGAGGTGCTACGAAACGAAGCTGGAGAATACTACTACATCGACTATTACGATGCTGGCGGTAACAAGTTCCACACAGAAACATTCCCTGGAAAAGCCCAAATTTATGTCGAGAATGCGGCAGAAAACTGGACTCTAGGTATCAAGGTATTGCACGGCTAATGGAAGTAGAACTGACGGCGGAAAGTATTCTTCGTGAAGTCAGTAAATATGTGAATGAAGAAGTGTCATACATTGATGCCCTTGTACACTATGCTGACATTCACGGGATTGAAGTAGAAGTAATTGGCGACATTGTTCGTCGCAGCCAAATCATGAAAGCAAAAGTTCATGAAGACGCTGAGAAACTCAATTTAGTAGCAAAAACTCAGAGGTTACCAATCTAATGTCTATCTATTCAACGCAAGATGCATTTGGAATATACATCTACTATCTTGCGTTGAAAAGACACTTTACCACAGATTACGACTTCTTTAAGTATAACGGCAAAGTGAAATCTTCTCAGCAAGCTTTCGAAAACCGTAGAGACAAGTTCTTTTTCTACAAACTCTCTAAGCGTAAAGATGCTAAGGAATTCATCCTTGCTAACATGATTGCCGAACCTACATTGTGGGTAGGTGATATGCTCGACAATGATCGAGCAGAACAGATCTTTCAGGAATGGGAAAAGCGTCAGCAGTCTTTATCTCACGTATTCCAGAATGATCTATCGGAGTTGAAAGAAGACTTCAATTCCAACTTACTTGTGAAAGATGGACAACATCCGTATCTGCTGAAACTCTATAATATGAGACGAGTCAATATCGAGACTCTTGTGATCATCGACGACCTCGTAGGAAATTTTTCTTACTGGGAGAAGAAAATTGCGGACCCAATCATCTTTCCGAGTATAAATAGATTTGTTGGCAAGGTTAGACCATTCATCAAGTACGAACGTCCTAAGATGAAGTCTATCTTAATCAACAAATTTCAATCGCAACAAGCCGCATAAAATCGCAAAAATCGTAAAGGAACTACTATGTCGTATCTCGATAAACTCAAATCCAATCGTTCGTCTTCTTTTGACAAGCTTAACTCACAGCTACAGAAGACCATTGGTGGCCAATCCAAAAATAGTGATGACAAATACTGGAAACCCGATGTCGATAAGGCAGGTAACGGGTATGCAGTTTTGCGTTTTCTACCAGCACCTGAAGGTGAAGATTATCCGTTCGTTAAGATGATCGACCACGGTTTCCAAGGTCCTGGTGGTTGGTATATCGAAAACTCACTGGCTACTATCGGCCAAGAAGATCCTGTTTCTGAATTCAACTCTAAGCTCTGGAATGCAAGTTCCGATGACGAGTCGAATGAACGTAAACAAGCTCGTAAGCAGAAGCGTCGTACTAACTTCACGTCTAACGTGTACGTTGTAAAAGACTCTGCTAATCCTGCCAACGAAGGTAAAGTATTCCTTTACAAGTACGGCAAGATGATCATGGAGAAGCTTCAAGAAGTCATGAACCCGCAGTATGAAGGTGACGAAAAGGTCAATCCTTTTGATCTGTGGGAGGGTGCTGACTTCAAATTGAAGATCCGCAATAAGGACGGCTATCGTAACTACGATCGTTCGGAATTCAGCGAACCTGCTCCTATTACTAATCCAAACGGAAAAGAGCTCAGCGATGAAGAACTTGACTCAGTCATTGGTTCGATGCATTCGTTGAAAGAAATCGTCGATCCTAAAAACTTCAAGAGCTACGATGAACTGAAGGCTAAACTCCATAAGGTTCTCGGTCTTGATGGCGGGGCACACGCACCCATGAAATCCACCGCCGAGGATGACGACAAGGAGATGGACTTCACTCCGAAGTTCAAGGAGCGCCCTGCACCTAAACTAGAGGAAGCTCCATCTCCTGCCTTTAATCCAAGCATGGATGACGACGAGGATACTCTCGACTTCTTCAAGAGCCTCGCTGCTGAAGAATAAGTCAACTAAAAGAAAGGGCCCCTCGTGGGCCCTTTTTCTTATTTAGAGGATAGAGTAGAGATATGGCAACGAAGAGAACAACCCGAACAATAGGGAATCGTCGATACACTACGACTATAACAAGCAGTGGCAAGACGACAAGATCCGAAAGCTCGGCTGGTAAGACTAAACCCGGTCAAACACGAATCACTACAACCACGACGAACGGTAAAACAAACACTACTAGAACTACTAATATGGGTGGCGGTTGGTATGAGAGAAAAAGTACACACAGTGATGATGCTGCACGCCGTCGCTCAGAAAAAGCTAATCGTGAAATGTGGAAAAAGCTTTCAAAGGGTGTTTCAAATATGCTTAACAGTGCACAGATCGAACCACCAAAGAAAAAAGAACACGAAGAAGGTGGACTTCTCGGTGTTCTTTTTCTGTTTTTGATAGTAGGTTTTGTGATGTGGTTGTTCAGTTAGAACGGTAAGTATGCGCCATCCAGAGCTGTGCCTTGATTAGCATAGTAGTTTGTGACTTGAGTAGCCGTAGTGTTCGTACTGTTGTTGTTACCACCACTATGTGAAACAACAGTCGGTGCTGTAGCTGCTGTTCCGCTCTTAGCTGCTTGTTCTTCAGCATGACGGCGAACTCTTTCTTGCAGCATAGCTCTTTTTTCTGCTTCAGTGTTAGCCATAATCTGCTTCTGTACCGCTTCAGCGCCAGCCTGATTTGTAGCTACGTCTGCTCTTGCTCCAGCGACCATTTCTTCGTCTACAAGGTATCCACCAACTGTAGTGCCTGCCAAATATTCGAGTACGCTGAGATAAATGCGATCACCTAGACCGCCAACCCAATATGCAAACGCCGCCATTCCTGAAAGCAGCTTGCCTTTCGTTTCGATCCACATGTCTTCGAAGTACTCTACTAATTTAGTAGGAATTGCGCTGATCCAATCGACTACAGCAGTAAACATCTCACTGAAACTAAAACTATCAAGCCATGCTGAGGCATTCTCAAATCCGAATAGACTTGCAGCCCAAGATACGAGATCCTTAAGAAGATCAAGTGGCTTCATCACCATCAATTGGAAGTACTCGGTGAGTAGAGTACCCATACCAGACATTATGTCACCAGTTTTAAACGCTTCTAGAATCGTATAGAATGATTCGGTGATTGCGCCAAACATATCACCAACAAGACCGAATACACCACTGACTAATTGTGAGAACAGATCTGAGAAGCTAAAACTATCAAGTGTTTCAGCAGCGTTGCTAAAACCAAGTTTACCAAGAACCCAAGACGTCATATCTTTGAGTAGGTCTAATGGACCAAAGATAAGTGAGTTGAAGAATCCTGTTACTGCACCCTCAAGTGCTCCAAGTATTCCACCTTCAGCATATCCAGCAATAGCTGCTTGGATCGTATCAAATAGAGTCATGATGACAGTCAGTGGTAGGAATAGTTTACCTACAACACCACTCACGTTTTTAACAATCTTCAATAATCCACCGAAGTAACTAGCGATACCAGAAACCGTATCACCAAATCCTAGAACATTTTTTACGATGCTGAATATCGTTTTGCCAGCTTCCACGAAAGGTTTAACGATGTACATAACACCGTTTTTAATCTTCAACAGCGGGCCATCGAGTCCAAGAACTGCTTGCTTTACGCTGTTTATAACGTTTCTACCTGTAGTCCCAAAGTCTCTAATCACCTTCATAATAGATGATCCGACACCTTCAATAGCATCGAGGATCTTCTTCGGTGTGAAGAATTTGATAGCGTTGATCCAACCCTTGAACATACCAATCAAGCCACCAATAGCTCCTGCTCCAAGTGTTGCAAGCAATCCAATATTTGGTGGTTCACCTGCTTCAGCATTTGGTCCTGCTCCTGGAGGATTAGGGCCGCCTGGAGGTGGCGCTCCTCCGCCTTGATTGCCCAAAGCAGCTAATGCTGCAAGTCTATCTGCATCATTGATAAAGTCCTGAAGAACCGTAGCCTGACCTGTGATTGCAGCCAACGTTTGTACCGCAGTATCTCGAATATCGAGAAGCAGCATATTTGTGACTTTAATAGAGTTAGTGCCGGTGTTTCGGGTCAGTTGACCTTCGGCTTTAATTCTATTGATGAGATCTGCAATATCAGCCATTACTTGTTTTCCTTCTGAGACTCGATAAAGTCTATTAGCATTGCATAATAAATATCTCGTTCAAATGGAATAAGATTCTCAATCTCGCTTATTTGGTATTTATGGTGTTGAGCCAAACCGAATACAATCTTATAATACAATTGCAGGGTGATGTGACTCAACGTTAGGTAAAAAAAGTTTCCATACCTTGAGCGACAAACGTCTTTTCTTTTCCAGTCTTATCTCTGTACTTCTTCTCATAACGCATTACCGGAATCGTATCAAAGAACTTCTTGATCTTCATAACAATATCTGAGCTTAGCGATTCAATGAAGTCGTTTACTTCCTTTTCAGTAAAGTCTTCAAACTTAAATACTTGATCACCTTGTGCAATTACACCAATGCATTCTTTCATGACTGCCATAATTGAGTCTGAGTTGTTTTCTTCTTCACCTTCTGCACTCACCTTTAATGTTTCAAGGTAAGAGATTGATGGGTACTTCATTTGAAATACAATGTCGTCTGAAACTTGAATAACCTTGTTATGTCCTTCGAATCTCTTAATCTCAACTTCATTAATGTTGATTGTGAGTTCAACTTTCTCTTCAGTGTCTGGATCTTTTACACTAAATGTAATCTCGTCATTTACCGACTTGGCACGAATATTAAGTAGGACATACTCAAGGTCAAACGTAGCGAGTGTTTCAACATTAATGTCTTGTAAACAGTTACCAAGAATTTGCTTGATCGCTAAAAGAATTTGCTTCACATCTTTTGATTCTTGAGCGATGAGAAGGATCTTTTCTTCTTTCACAGTGAATGGGCGATACTTGACTTTCTTACCAGTTGATGGCAGTACGAGTTCAAATAACGGTAGATCAATTTTAGGTAGTGCCATTTATGACTCCATTATAATGCATTGAATATGGTATTCACATTCGTTAATTGGTTAATAGTATCTTGTATGTTAGTTGGTCTTTTGATTTGATTAATCGCTTGACCGAATCCGTTAATAGCAGAAAGATATGACATAAAACCATTGCTGCCATTTGTTGTTGCTCTTACTTGGCCGAGTTCGAGTGATTGTACTTTGAACTTATCATATTCGAAACTTACTGGTAGAGTCATGATATCCGAATCATTACCCCAGTCGATGTCTACTGTTCCGAGCACAGTAGGAAATACGTTACCAAATGTGTAATAGTATACTTTACTTGCGTCGTTGCCAGAGTAGACTAGAATCTCTACAGTTGCTGCGTAGTCTTCCTTATAGGCGAACTCATAAGGTAACTTACCTTGTGGATCTTCTTGATCATGACCGTCATAAGTGTTGTAGTTCATTATGCCTTGCATCCAACGCTGAAAGAACTTCATCGTACCAAAGTCGCTATCCATCATAAAGATACAATTGAGAGGTGCATGCGCAAAATCACCAGGACGGTGTTCCATCTTACCAAATCCGTAAGGACGAATTTCTTGCGTAGTGAATGATAACTCTGGAAGACTCATCGTCTTGCATAAGAAAGTCAGCTCTCGAGTACTAATGTTTTGCTCAAGAAACTTCATGGTAGACGGCAGAGTAATTTGCGCCATCGCGAGATTGTTTTTAGCTAACCCGCGACTTGCTATTTGTGCTTTAAATTCGCTTAGATTGAATGCCATTTCTTGACCTTATTTGATGAGCTTCTTGGAATCCGCCCAGACCTTCTGTTTGGTTGCGCCTTGGAATCTTTCGAGAGGCAGGAATAGTGCGATGTCCCATTCAGAAGGATACACATATAGGAATCTACTTCTAACTTGAGATGTAAGGTATCGTTTGACACATGGTGCAAAGTATTTGAACTTTGATGCGCCATCGAGGAGGCTGTAATTCATCTTCAACTTTGTAGTCTCATCATAGTTCTTGTTATTCGTTACATCGTATAGAGCATCCATCAACTTTGCTCTAAAGTTCAAAGGTAGATAGTGCATGTTCAGACCCATAAATCCGTCAGGTGTTTTCTTGTACGGAAATACAAGAGGAAATCTATCGAAATATGGAAGAGTATCTTTATGCTTAGCATCATAGTAATACATATACATCGAACCGACTCTAGGGCGAGCCGTAAGTCTTTCAACATCACTCTTCATGAGTGACGTCTCATTGATCTTCTTGTACTCTTGAGCAGTATTACGATACCACATGCGCGCTTGTTCGGTGCGAGCCGGAATCTCTCCCGCTCTCACGCCTTTAGTTAGCACTGTATCAAATATGGTTGCCATGTTACTTTCCGAATAACTGTTTTTCTGTCATAATCTGGAATGTCCATCCGCGGTCTAAGCAATACTCTTGTGCTGCCTTCCACTTCGCTTCATTAGTTCCCCAAGTCTTTACTTCATTCAGGTATCTTCTGCTGAGGTTACCTTTTGCCGTAAGTTTATTACCTGGGTTCGGCGGGCGAGTTTGTGCGTCTGGTTTAATTTCAATCAGAATCTTTTGTTTCTTACCATCTATATTTATCTGTTCTACATAGACGTCCGGGTAGTAACGATGCCATCTGCCATCAATTGGGCTCTTATACGGAATGATTGTTTCTTCACTTGCCCACTTCAATACATTTGGATGCGCATCAAGATAACTGAACAGTCTTAATTCCCAACTTGAACGATATACAATTCCAGTCGGATCACCCATGTATTTGGCAGGGTTCTTTGGCTTGAAGTAGCCTTGATGATATGTGGCCATGGACTTCCCATATAAATATTGATAGCACGGCTTATTTATAGGGATAATCATGGCAAACGGTTTCTATGATTTAATTAAACCAGTTGACTCAATTATGAGCAACAATAGAAGAAACAACACTGAAGTTGCATCGCTTAGATTCCCACAGGATCTAGGTGCGCATGCTATGATCTTCAACTTTAAAGACTACAAATACGGCGGTGGAACTGTTCAAAACGCAGTTACAACTGGATCGATTGCTCTACCGTTGCCAAAGGTTTTACAAGATACCTATTCGCCAAACATTCGAGATCAAGAACTTGGCATCATTGGCGGCGCTACAGCAGATGCAGTGAGTGCAATAGTAAATGGGCCGAATGCTGGAAGAGTCAATATAAACGACATCATGCAGAACAAAGACTTTGGTGCTCTAGCATCTGATGCAGCATCAGCAATGAGATATTTTACAAGAGCAGGTTTAGGTAGTATTAGCCCAGAAATTGGACAAGGTATCGACGCTGCGGTTGGCACGGCAGTAAACCCTCAGCAGACTATTGTGTTCGACGGTGTTGCATTAAAGAGTTTCACCTTTGACTGGTCTTTCTCTCCAAAGAGTGCAAGTGAAAGTGAAACTCTACGTAAGATCATTAATACTATTCGAGCTGCATCTCTTCCTGCATATGCAAGTCCATTTGGCGCAGCACCAAATACTGGTACATCATTAAGCCGAGGTCTTCTTAAGTTTCCAAAGATGGTTGACATTATGCTAGTTGGTGTTGATTCATCGTATTTCATTCAATACAAAACAAGTATGATTACTCAATTCACAGTTGATTATACTCCAAACGGAAGTGTAGCGCTATACAGAGGCGAAACTGGTGCAAGACCGTCGTTTGTCAACATGACGATCGCGGTCAAAGAAGCAGCAATTCACACTCGAGACGATTATACTGGAGCTGAAGATAGTAATATCATTTCTACTGCTACCGGTGGTCGTACGAACGGATTTTAACTTAGGATTAACAAATGTCAAAATATTTTGAGTACTTTCCAAAAGTTACATATAGAGATACGTCTGTTACTGATATTACTCGCAGAGTAAAGATCAAAGACTCTTTACTTGCAGATCCATACGCATTCCTTCCGTACACTATAAAAGATGGTGAGAGAGCTGAAGACATTTCATACTATTATTATGGTGATCAAGGTAAAGTGTGGTTAGTATATCTAGCGAATAATATAATCGACCCATATACACAATGGCCGATGTCAAATGAAAATGTTGCAAAGACGATTGCTAAAAAGTATAAAGTGCAATCAGGTCAATCTACAGATGAAGCAGTTATTTTTTGGTCAATGTCAACAGGTACAAGCAACAATATAGTGCATTACGTGAACAATGACGACCCAACAGTATTTGTAAGTAAAGATACGTATTCGTATAATCCTTCATTCATAAGTTCAGAATGGACAGCTGTACGAGTCTATGATTACGAAATGCAACTGAATGAAGATCGCCGTAACATCTATTTAGTCAACGTGGCATATGCAGATCAAGTTGAAAGAGATTTAGAGACGGTACTCAATGTCTGATACAAACGGAATTAAACAGGCCGGATCATATACACTTGAGTCGTTCAAAATATCAAAGTTGGACGGATCGAAGAGTAGTGATATCAGACTTATCATACATTCATTTAATATAGTTGAATCAATGTCAACTGGTTCCATACGCGGAACTGCAATGGTATACGATTCGAGTGATCTTATAACCACCTTTCCTTTAATAGGAGAAGAGTTGATCGAGATCACTTATACTGATTATTACGGCACTAAGCGAACTGATACGATGTTTCTATATGGCGTGACTGATGTCGGTTATGCTGCAGAGAGTAGCGGCAGCATGACTAAATATACACTCAGCTTTGCATCTCTTCCAAAAGTGCTTTCAGAAAATGTACGAGTACAGAAGACGTATAAACCGAATACTGTTGACAACTTTTCAAAGATTAGTGAATACGTTAAGTCTGTATACGACGAATATTATAAGAAACCAGTTGAAGAATTAAATAAGACGCCTAAGAACATTGTAATTGAATCGACAGACGGCGCACAGGGATATGTTATTCCGCGTCTCACACCAGAACAGACAATGCACTTCTTTGCTCGAAAGGCTTATTCTGCAGCAAGCGACACTCAATCATTTAGATTCTTTGAAAGTCGCGAGATGTTCTTTTTTACTACAAATGAGTATATGATAGAACGATTGAATCCAAATGCCGGTCGTCCAACAGATGGTCCAGGCGGTGGAGTTCAAATGTCAACTGATCAAGTTGTTGTTCCGATATTCACACGTAACTATATGCCAGACCGTAGCGCTGATCGCCAATTAAGTGCGATGAGTGAACTATTAGCAATTGACTTCGGTGCGAAAGTAAACACCGTAGAAGATATTAATAAGGGTGCATACAAGAAAGCTACTTATGAAATCGACGTGATGCATGGCACAATCACTAAAACTGCATATGATCATACACAAACATTTAAAGAAGAAAAACAAAAACTTGTTCATGACGTGTCATTTATAGACGAAAAAATCTCAAAGGAAAAAGAGAGATTTGTTGTAAAGGATTATGCTTCAATCGGTGCGACTCAGGGAACTGATATACGCCCAGAGATGTATTATAGCAGCGTCTATAATGTTAAGCCAACAACGTTTTATCATTATGAACGTAATAAGATTACTGCTACAATATACGGTAGAAACAAGATTTTTGCTGGTAGTGTAATTGAAATCAAACTTGCAGAAGCAACTTCTCAAACTGATTCTGTTAAGATCGATAACGAGAGAAGTGGTAAATATATTGTAGAGTCAGTTGAAAATAACTTTAATGAAAACATCTACACACAGAAATTGATTTTATCAAGAGGCGGTATCGGCGCATGATAGGCGAAAATGGCTTTGACAATTTAGTATGGTTCATGGGTCTTGTTGAAGACAACAACGACCCGCTGAGCGGACGTGTGCGTGTGAGAGCATTTGGTTTTCATCCTCCCTACTCAGACGGTTTAGTTGCGACTGATGATCTTCCTTGGGCACATGTTGTTCGTGATAGTAAGTTTGCTTCTGTTCCAGACAATGGAGATTTAGTCGTTGGCTTCTTTATGGATGGACGCGATGCACAACATCCTATCGTAATCGGCGTCTTGAACAGTGCTAAGTTCTCTCTACCAACAACTTCGAATCCATATTCTTCGCCAGGAAATACCGGTCGCACTCCACCTACTGGTCAAGGTAAACCTGTTCCAGTCGGACAATCTGCAAACAAAACACTAGAGCCATATCAACGTGCTTTTCTTGATGCGACTGCTTCAAAGGAATCTGGTGGTGCTTATAACATTCGATACGATGGAAAAGCTGGATCTACATTTGACTTATCTACTGGACAACATCCAAATGTAAGAGTTCCTCTTGGTAATGGTCAGTATTCAACAGCTGCTGGTCGTTATCAATTCACATATAGTACATGGCAAGAAATTTCTGGAGGTGCGCCATTCACACCAGAAAACCAAGACTACTACGCATATCAACTCGCAAAGCAGCGCTATCCGGGAGATCTCGATGCTGAGCTACAGTCAGGTGGGCTTAACTCAAACATCCTGACTGCATTGACTCCAACTTGGGCGTCATTTGAATCTGGAAATCAGGCATCAATCATCGCCACTTATAATCAAAGTATGGCAGGCCAAGGTGTATCAACTCCTACAGCAAATACCGCGAATCCAGTAGCTGCTTACGAGAATCCTTATGTCGCTCCTTCTCAAGATGCGATTGACAACTTCGGCAACGGTGCTATGCCACCACAGATCTCTGGCGAAAATCTACAGTACACTCCTGCAGTGATCCAAGCCACGGCTAGAAAAGATGTTGCATTCTCTGGTACTGGAGCTTATACAGCAAGCGAACCAGGTGTCCCAGTGTCAGGTTCAATCAAAAGTTCTGTATGGAGCACTCGTCATGGAGGTTCTCATATTGAGCTATCCGGTAAAACCTCAGATGAAGAATATATAAGCATCACCCATGCAAGCGGCTCACGTGTTACTCTTGACTCTCACGGTAACGTTACCGTTAAAGCGTTTGGTAAGCTTCATCTTTCATCTGAAGGTGTGAGTGAAGACATCTCTGATGGCACAAAGATTAGTAATCACAAAGGTGGTTATATGCTTGAAGTTTCAGGAGGTAACATGGATGTTACCGTAATGGGCGATTTAAACTTCACTGCATCAGGTGACATTAAACTGAA